CGCACCTTTTATTCTCTCTTTTAATTTCTCAGATTTTTTCACCAGATACTATGATAATTTCCCTGTATCTATCATCCGCACAGGGTAACCGATACAGATTCATATCATTTCTTGCTTCATCCTCCTTCGTAACCTCCGGAGTCAGACAAGCTCAAATCAGTGTACCACTGACATTATACTATATGGTTTTACAGGTATTTATAACTTTCTGTAAAGTGGTTATTTATAAGCTAAATGATAAATTGTAGAAAAGAATTATGTAGAAGTTGACGGCTTTCATCCCCGCCCTAAAGAACGGGGTCTTCTCGCCTTCTTAGATAATTTTTTATATATGTCTTATATCTCACGGCATCGAAGGAAGGAAGCCCCGCGCTTTAGGAGCAAGTAAGGGCTAATCCCCGCCATTTCAATGGTGGGATACAGCCCGTCAACTTCCTAACATAATAGCGTTAAATCAATATACACATAGTTACCATATGTATATACTAGCATGGTAGGATGTGCTCTGGATGCGGTGAAATAGTTAAAAAAGAACTATCAGAGAGAATACATAGTTGTCCTTACTGTGGTCTTACTCTTGATAGAGATCACAATGCCGCTATTAACATCATGAGATTGGGATTACAATCTCTCCAGAATTCTGGTAGATGCCCATCACTTCAGTGATGGGAGTAGTCACTAAGTATAAGACAGACGTGGAAGAGGAGGAAGATTTAGGAGCAAGTAAGGGCTAATCCCCACCATTTCAATGGTGGGAAAAAGAAACTGTAAAAATGTACATTGAAACTCAAAAGGTGAAATGAATGTTGAAAGTGTTTCGGTATAGAATCTATCCTACAAAGGCTCAAAAAACTACTATGAATAACACTCTTGAGCTTTGCAGGTGGACGTATAACGAAACACTTGCACTCAGGAAAAATGCATGGGAATCAGAACAAAAGAATATAGGTTATTACGATTCTAAAAAAACGATTCCTATATGGAAAAAAGAAAAACCTGAATTGAAAACAGTTTATTCACAGGTACTACAGGAAGTCGTCAAAAGAGTAGACCTTGCTTTTCAAGCCTTTTTCCGTAGAGTAAAAAACGGAGAAAAAGCAGGTTATCCTAGATTCAGAGGACGCGGAAGGTATGATAGTTTTACCTATACTCAATCAGGCTTTTCTCTGGATTCTGATAGGTTAACATTATCAAAAATAGGTGATATTAAAATCAAATTACATAGACCAATAGAAGGTAAAATTAAAAGACTCAATGTTCGTAAGATGCCTACAGGAAAATGGTTTGTTTCTTTTTTGGTTGAAACTGATACTCCTTTGGAATTACAAAAGACAGGGTTATCAGTAGGTGTTGATGCAGGTATCAAGAACTTCTTAACGCTTTCTGATGGTAATTATGTACCTAATCCTAGATTCTTTGTTACAGAAGAAAAGTTTCTGGCAAAAGTACAACGTAAACTCTCAAAACTTGAAAAAGGAACACCTGAAAGAGCAAAAGCCTTGAAAGCTGTTCAACGTGTTTATGAAAGAATTTCAAACAAGAGAGAGGATTTTATACAGAAAGTAAGTCTTAATCTGGTCAGGAATTATGACCTGATTATTTTTGAAGATTTAAACATTAAAGGTATGGTTAAAAACCACAAACTAGCAAAACATATAACTGATGTTGCATGGAATAAGCTTGTAACTATCACGTCTTACAAGGCAGAATGGGCTGGTAAACGTGTAGAGCTTGTCAATCCATGTAATACATCACAAATGTGCTCAGGCTGTGGTCAAATAGTCAAAAAAGAACTATCAGAGAGAATACATAATTGTCCTTACTGTGGTCTTAATCTTGATAGAGATCACAATGCCGCTATTAACATTATGAGATTGGGACTACAATCTCTTCGGATTACCGATAGATGCCCATTACTTCAGTGATGGGAGTAGTCACCGTGGGGTAGTTGACATATTGGAGATATAAAATATGTGTGAATATTCAAAAACCTGCCCTCTATATTGTGTGAATTCGTACACTTGCAATGAAGAATTCGATTGCTCGTACTGTGGGAAATATCGAGAATTCGAGGCTCAAAATGCCTGAAACCTGCGGAACTTGTCTCTCATACTCAGAAGTTGACGGGCTGTATCCCACCATTGAAATGGCGGGGATTAGCCCTACTTGCTTCTAAACAGGAATAATTTATCCCAAAGTGTTTTATACTTCTCTTATAATATAAGTTCAATATGTTATGCTTCGAACATTCTGATAAATTCGGGGAGATCTGTACAAACCGTTGCCCTGATCGGCAAAAATGCAACATTCAAAAAACATCTATCCTCATCGAAGCCATGGACATCCTTGCATCGGAAGTCGTTTCTGAAGAGGAAAACGGCATATTCATAACCTCTCTAATTCCTTACTGTTCAGCCCCGGAAGCATATTTGAACGGTGTGGTCTATGACTACCTTGAAAACTAACGTAAGCTGCTCTAATCCTGAATGTTCCCACTTAATCACGATTTCCGTGGAGCAAAAAAGAGTACTTTTGACAGATAATTTTCTGAAATACGGCAAAGTCTCGCTTATCTACTGCTCAAAAGCCTGCCAGGAAGCTCACCAGGCTAAACTTGCCGAATCAAAGTTCTTTGAGAAGGGAAACCTGAAGAATCATTCTTCCGCGCTTGTGAGGAAGGGAGCGACTGTTAAGAAGAGATGGAGAAGGACGGCTGTACGGAAGAAGAAGAGGCCGGATTCTTTGTCGACTTTCGAAGAGTGATTTTTCAATTTTCTTTTATATGCTTTTTTCGACTCCTTCTCTGTCATGGTCTTGTGTTCTGTTGATTACGTCCGTTCCAAAATATTTTCCAGTTCCCTCTCGGATCTGGATATCTCTACCATCATTACCGAGACCAGTGAGGACGTACTCACCCTATGCGAAACCACAGATGAAACCAACCCACTTGTTATTTTAGCCGGTAAATATGCCATACTTGCAGCCGTCCTCCGAAAAATGAAAACCACCGGAGAAGCTGCAGCCAGTGTGAAAACCGGCAATAGTCAACGACAGAACACAACCGACCTCGATATAGAAACATACGAGAAAAAAGCAGACTATTATATTGAAAAATATAGAAACGTCACCTCTTATTCTTTTTCAAGTCCTTCCTATCACACGGGATTCAATTGCCACGGGGGCTGTCATGGGCTCAATTGATTTTGCTATGATTCACTCATGCCAGATCCTCCACGATGCCGGGACTACTCAGGATGCAGCAGGTTCTCCCATTCCGAACTTAGTTCCTACTGATAGCGTTTGCTTATTCTCGAACATATCAACTGCGGGAAATAGCATTCTTATAAGCGAAGCTGGAAAGGTAATAGAAACCTCTCTTGTGTGTTTCCTTCCTTCGACTGCAACAGTTCAGGAAGGAGATTTCATATCAACTGCGGAAACTAATTACGCAGGCACTTATGAAGTTCAGAAAGTAGACGCTCCTGAAATTCCGTTTTCTGGAATAGTTGATCACAAAGAAGCTTTTTTGAAGGCGGTGAAAAAACGTGGTTAAATTCACTGTCAAAATAGATGGAGTCGAGGAGCTTAAAAAAACCTTCAAACTAATTGAAAAAGATATTATGGACGTTGTTACTCAGTCCACTAGGGACGGCGGGGAAGTCGTAAAAATAGCCGCAAAAGGGCATGTTCACGTAATAACAGGTAGGCTCAAAAACTCTATAGACGAGCTTCGTGTAATCAAAAATCCAAGCCGTGTAGAGGTTCAAGTAGGATCTAACGTCCCTTATGCGATGATTGAAGAATTCCGGGTAGGCGGGAAATACCCCGGTCCTCACTCATACATGAGATGGGCTCTGGACACACGCGAAAAGGAAATCGTTTCGACAATAGAAAATAAAATAACTTCCCGGCTTGCGAGGTATAGATGAGCTTGATAGATGAGGCAGTCCGGGCGGTACTTCTCGCGAATTCTACAGTTTCCGGGCTTGTAGGTACTCGTATATATCCGCTCCAGCTTCCCCTTTCATGCACATTTCCAGCAATCTCTTACTCTTTTCCTTCAGACAATTACGCAAGAGTGGCGAGATCTGCCAGGCTTCAGGTGGACTGCTGGGCTGAAGATTTCACGCAATGCAAGAACTTGAAAAATGCAGTAGAAGCCGCTCTGGATGGATATTCGGGTACAGTTTCCGGTATCAATATCGAAGGCATTTTTCCAATTTCTCCGTATGATCTCCCTCCGGATGAAACGGGGCTTTTTCACATTCCATATGATTTCAAAATTATCTATAGACATTGAGGACAGAACATGACGACATACCAGACAAGCGCACAACACTCTGAAACTATCCGCTTCGGTTCTGCTAAAATCGAAGTGGGAGAAACCGAGGAGAATCTCACAAACCTGGGGCTCGCAACCGGGGTAAAATTCACCGAAGAATATACGCCTGTTGTCCTGAAACCCGACAATGCCCCTGAAATCGTTGTCGGTGTAAAAGACCACAGCGCAACCGTTGAATTCGAGATGTGGGAAGTCAACCTCACAAATCTCAACATGATCCGAGGCGGGATTGATACCCTCGATAGCGTTGTAGGTTCGGCAACTTCTGTAAGCGAAGAAACCCATACACTGACTGATACTAATTTTGTCAGGCTTGCCCACAAGAACGGAAACGGCTCCGAGGTAACTTCTATAGTTGTAACGAATGCCGCCGATACCGCAGCTGTCAGAAACATTGACTACGTGGTTGCAGTCGATGAAGAGGGCTATACCTGCATTGCCAGGGTTGCAGATTCAACTGTGATTGAGGACGGTGAAGGAATAAAGGTAAGCTATTCTTACACTCCTTATACTGCAACAACCCTCTCAACAGGTGGTAAAAATACGGTATCTGCCAGAGTGGTCAGGCTCACGAACACCAATGCAGCTGGCAAGAAGTTCGAGATCACCGTTTACGCCGCGAAAAACCAGGGTGGCATCGAACTTGCACTCCCAGCAGATGATGGAGACGAGCCACTGAAGCCCACGATTACCTTGAAAGGTATATGTGATACTACAAGGGAGGCAGGCGACCAGCTGTTCAAGATTGTAGATGAGCAAGGTGTAAGCGCATAATTTCCCAGGAAATAAAGGTGAAAGAAAATGTCCGAAAATGGTCTGCTAAAAGATTTCGATATCCTTGCTCCTCCAAAAAGAATTGCCCGGATCGGAGGGGAGGAAATAGATGTCACAATCGTTCCTGCGAGAGCTGCCCTTAAGTTCATCAGTTACACAAAAAAATACAGCGTTCAATCCCTGGAATCTATGGGACAGGACAGCTTTGACCCTGGTATGATTGATGCTATTCTCGAAGTTGTTGAACTTGTATGCAAGCGGTCAAGCACGAAAATTACCCGCGACTGGCTTCTTGATAATGTAGACATCAAGGTCCTTATGGAGTTCGTGCAGTATGTCTTTGCAGGCATGAAAAATGTAAGCTCTGAAGAATCCTCCTCCAGAGAAGAAGGAAAAAACTCGGAATCTGGGACGTCATAACACAGCTTGGACAGATGTACGCCTGGGCGACTCCGGAGAAGCTTCTCGATGAAATGAGTCTGGAACAGTTGATCTTGTTCTATCGGTACGGATGGGAAGCAAGGAAAACTGACGCTCAGGTATATTGGGGTGTTCTCGGTCAAGCTCTCCAGGGCACGGAAGCCGGGGAAAAGGTACAGGGTCTTGAGAAGTTCAAAGAAGCGCATCCGGACGCAAAGATAGAAAACGGTGCTTGGATAGTGAGCAGGTGATTTTGTGGCAGTAGGTGAGCTTGTTGTATCAATTATAGGAGATATGCGAGAACTTTCCAAGACTTTCGCCAAGGTCCAGACTGAAATAGATGGTATCGGAAAAAAGTTTCAGAGTGTGGGAAGTACCCTTAAAAATACTGGAAAAACGATGTCTACCTACATCACTGCTCCTTTGGTAGGCATAGGCGCAGTTTCACTTCATACTGCAGTTAATTTTGACGACTCAATGCGGAAAGTCCAGGCTGTTTCGGGTGCAACTGGATCGGATTTTGAAAAACTTTCAAATCAGGCTAGAGAGCTTGGAGCGACCACGGCATTCTCGGCAACCGATGCAGCGGACGCAATGTATTACCTAGCACTCGCAGGCTGGGACGTCAACGAGATCATGGACGCCACGCCTGGGCTGCTTTCGTTGGCAAGCGCGGCAGGTATGGATCTCGGCGAAGCGGCAGATATCGTAAGTGACACAATGTCAGGTTTCACGATGACCGCTGACCAAGCTGGGAGAGCGGCTGACGTTTTTGCAACCATCACCTCAAGCGCAAACACTGATGTACACCAGCTAGGCGAGGCTATGAAATATGCTAGCTCGACGGCAAACGCTGCAGGTATGGACCTTGAGCAGACTGCAGCAGTGCTTGGAGTTCTTGCAGATTCCGGTATCAAGGGGAGCATGGCTGGAACTACATTTAATGCTATGCTTCGGGATATGAAAAAGAATGCTGACGACGGCACAATTGCGATCGGGGAACACACGATAGCCCTATACAATCAGGACGGGACTATGCGTGACCTCGGCAGCATCATGGCAGAAGTAGAAAAAGCTACCGAGGGAATGACTGACAAACAAAGAGATGCTGCTCTAAGTGCGATTTTCCAGGAAGAGTCCATAAGGGGAGTTAACATCATGCTTGCCACGGGCTCAGAGCGGTATCAAGAACTTGAAGAGAAGTTAAGAGACTCGGAAGGCGCAGCAAAGGACATGGCTGACACCATGGAAGGAGGTGTTGGCGGGGCAATTCGAGAGATGGAGTCCGCTCTTGAAGAACTCTCGATAGTTATTGGGAATATAATAGCCGTGGGAGTCACTCCACTTATAAAAGATATCACTGAACTGGCAAACAGGTTCTCGGAACTCCCTGCTCCGGTTCAACAAACCGTTGTAGCTATAGGAGCGTTATTGGTGGTAATTGGATCGCTCCTCGTAATACTCGGCTTGGCTGCCTCTGCAATCGGTTCTATAGCTACATTATTCGGCGCAGGTGGTGCTCTCGCGGCAGCTTTCGCCTTTGCGAAAGCTGCTATAGCTGGAATAGTTACAGCCCTGGGTTCTTTTGCTCTGCCCATAGCGTTAGTTATCGCAGCCGTCGGTGCTCTTGCTCTTGCCTGGAAGAACAACTGGTTTGACATTCAAGGAAAATTCCAGGCTGCAAAAACCGCCATAGAAACAGCTGTAAGAAACTTTTCGAATACGCTGCAGCAGCTATGGCATGGGCTGATAATGGCAGCCGGAAACCTGAAAACGAACCTCTCAACGACCTGGGACTCAATCAAAACGGTTTTCTCGACTGTTGGAAACACGATTGTTTCAGCGGTCCAAAACCTATATGCTGGACTGCAAAGTAGGTATAATTCCTTGATAGCTGCAGGGCAAAGCCTGCTTGCTTCCTGGCGCACTCACTGGACGAATTTCCAGACAGCCATCAGCACAGCTGCAGGTGCAATATCCAGCTATTTAGGCACTCTATACTCAAACATTCAGTCAAGGTTTGCGAGCATCAAAACTGCAGCCTCTTCCATTCTTTCGGCTTGGAAAAGCCACTGGAATAACTTCAAGGCCGCAACCTCAGCAGCTGCTTCAGCTCTGTCAAGTGCCCTTTCTTCCATGCTCTCTTATGTTCAGAGCCGATTCAACCAGATCAAGAGCGCAGCCTCTTCTATTCTCTCAGCCTGGAAGAGTCACTGGAACAATTTCAAGAGCGCAACGAGTTCGGCAGCTTCAGCTTTGAATAGTGCACTTTCTTCCATGCTCTCTTACGTTACTTCAAAATTCAACTCCATAAAATCTGCAGCTGCTTCAATACTGAGCGCATGGAAAACACACTGGAATAACTTTGTATCTGCTACAAAAACCGCTGCAAGTAACATAAGCAGCAGTCTTTCTTCCATGCTCTCTAACATGCAGAGCAGGTTCAACTCGATAAAATCAGCTGTTCTGAACTTATTGAACGACTGGAAAACGCGCTGGAACAATATCATAAGCTCCACTAAAACAGCAGGCTCACAGGTCGTAAATGCAGTAAAAGGTATAGCCTCGGATGTAAAAGCCCTGGTATCAAATTTCTCAGCTGCAGGACGGGCTATATTGGACGCTCTGTATGATTCTATATCGTCTGGATTCAGTAAGGCAATTAAAAAGGCCAAGGACTCCCTGAAGGAACTGAAATCTTACCTGCCTTCTTCACCGGCTGAAAAGGGTCCTTTCCGTGTTCTGCCTAACTGGGATGCCGCTTTTTCAGATCCTATCGAAGCTTCAATCAAAAAAGTCAGGTCCATGTCTGGAGATCTGAGAAGCGCACTATCAGGACTCAGAAGCCCTATAGATTCTTCTCTATCAGCTGGATTCAGCAGGATCTCGAATATTACAAACTCTTCTACCACGTACGGAGGGGACACCATAAACATTGGTCCAAATACCATAAGCAATGGTATTGACCTGCAAGCAATAATAGCAGAGATCGAGAGGCAGACAGCTAACAAACGCAGGGCAAGGGGGCTTTACAAATGAGCTTTTTATCAGTGACTTTCGCAGGTCTGCCAGTCTCAGCCTATCAAGACAGTGAAATCAATTTCACGGTAACAGCGAAGGAAGTGCAGCTTTATAACGGCGATTTTTTCGCTGCTATAAGCAACAAAAAACGAGATTTCCCCCGCTCTTTCGACTGCTATACAGAGGATTATACCGAGATCTCCA